CTATCTAATAAGAAAGGTTATGCATTGAAAGGAGTTCTACCACTTACATTAGCATATTATAATTATATTAGAGCTCATCCAACTAGAAACTACGCTCTATGGGATGTTTTTAGTAGAGAGAAAGATGTTAAACCTCGTAGTGATAAAGAGCCTTCAACTAGAGTTGTTGTTAATACTGAATTTCATGTTTCACTTCTTTACTCTTGGGTACACCAAAAGTGGGCAAAAGCGAATGATAATCGTTTTAATTGGTCTATTGGAGGTGGTTTTGATAATAGAAAAGCAGCTTATCTACTAAAAGATGTAGATAAATATGATTTTGTTATTAACCCCGATGATACCTTCTTTGATGCATCTAATGATACTGAGTTAATGATTGCTGCTGGTATATTAATGTTTGGTAGTTCAGTTAAGACTAAAGAAGATAGAAGATTTTTTTATAATCTAGTTTCTTCTGCAGTTACCAAATTCATTGTATTACCACCAGGAGTTGTTGTTAGATGTGATCGTGGGAATCCTTCTGGGCATCCTGGAGTTACTAACGTTAATTGTGTATTGAATGTTATTAGATGGTCTTTAGTTCTAAAAGAAGTTTATGGCGAAAGTTGGTGGGAGTACTCAAAAGTGGTTGTGTATGGTGATGATACGTACATTTTTCTTAAGAATCATAAAAATTTAATGGAAATTGATAATATTAGATTAAAATATGGTTTTATAGGAGACAGTGCTATCGACAGCATGTATCCAACTTCTTTTGTTGAGTCAAATGTAGGCGGTGATACTACTGACTTTCTTAAAAGACATGTTTCACTTAGAGGTATATCTTGGAACGTTGAGAAGATTTTTGATAAACTACTATATCAAAGTAGAAAAAGAAATTGTTTTGAACAACTTGATTTACTTCTAAGTTTTAAAAATACAGCACCATGTGATGAAAACTTTAACCAATTTTGTGTTGAATTAGTTAATGAACTCATGACTTTATTACATGATGAGCTTACTGTAGATGAGATAAGTAGATTAAAGAAATCAATGGTCAGTGTTAACCAATATAAATATATGCCACTAACATATTTTGAGAATAATTTTAGAGAGAGTTATGATAGTGAAATAAGTCTTCATAATAAAAGTTATTCAATATATGATAGAAGTACTGAAGTTTTTGATAATAAATCAAAATGGAAACTACTGTGGTATCTTACTAATAACCCTACAATTATTAATAAAAGTAAGACAATTATTAATAATGC